TGCCTAAAGAATTTGGTCTGCATGACTATATTGATTATGATATGCAGTTTGAAAAAGCATTCATTGAACCAGTTAAGATTGTACTTGATTGTATTGGTTGGGAAGTAGACAAGCCAACTTCGTTGGAGAGTTTCTTTGGCTGATATTCGTATCATCCGCACAGGCATCAATGTTTCAAAGATTAAGGCTCAATTAGAAAAGTATAAAGATGATTGGGGTAATCAGAAACAAATGGAAGGAACGGAACAATTAGATAAAGATATTTACACTATCAAAGCAGGTGTGTTACAATTAGTTATGGGTGCGATTTCTAAACCGGGTGAGATGGCATACAATACAGAACTTTGTGTTAAGACACCTGCTTATGATAGACACACTGAAGTTGTAAACTTTATGAAGAGGCATTTTCATGCACACTCTAGATGTGGTTTTCTTTCTTTACCTGTTGGTGATATTGTAGGCACACATATAGATCAAGGTACATATTATCAAACCAAAGACAGATATCATCTTTCCATACAAGGAAGATATAAGTATCATTGTGGAGATGATGAAGTAATTGTTGAGCCAGGTACACTTCTATGGTTCAACAACAAACTGCCACACGGCACACATAACGTAGGAGACTGCACAAGAATAACTTTTGTGTTTGATGTACCGCATTCCAAAAAGAATCCGTGATATAATTACTAATTAATATTCAGGAGTATATTTAATGAGTTTACTTGAAAAACTAAAAAAGAATTCTACGATTAAAGATAGTTCCATTCTTTCTAAATCTAAATTCTTCAATGAAAAAGATATGATCCCTACTGGTGTGCCAATGATTAATGTTGCACTATCTGGTAGTTTAAATGGCGGACTTGCACCAGGTCTTACAATGTGGGCTGGTCCATCTAAACACTTTAAAACTGCTTTCTCTTTGCTCATGGCTAAGTCGTACATGGACAAGTATCCTGAAGCAGTTCTTTTATTCTACGATTCTGAGTTTGGTACTCCAATCAAATACTTTGAAACATTTCAGATTGATATGGATCGCGTGATGCACACACCGTTGACTGATATTGAACAGTTGAAGTTTGATATCATGCAACAGTTGCAAGAAATTAATCGCGGTGATAAATTGATTATCGTACTTGATTCAATTGGTAACCTTGCATCAAAGAAAGAAGTTGAAGATGCACTTGAAGGTAAATCTGTTGCAGATATGAGTCGTGCGAAACAAGTTAAGAGTTTGTTCCGTATGGTCACACCACACTTGAATCTGAAAGATATTCCAATGGTCGTTGTCAATCATACATACAAAGAAATTGGAATGTTCCCGAAAGATATCGTCGGTGGTGGTACAGGTTCTTACTACTCTGCTGATAACATCTACATCATTGGTCGTCAACAAGAAAAAGATGGAACTGAAATCGTAGGTTACAATTTTATTATTAACGTTGAGAAGAGTCGCTATGTTAAAGAGAAATCTAAAATACCTGTCAGTGTATCTTTTGATGGTGGTATCAGTAGGTGGTCTGGTCTACTTGACATTGCATTGGAGTCCGGACACGTTTCAAAACCAAGCAATGGTTGGTATGCAAAGGTAGATAGAAGCACAGGTGAGATTGGTGACAAGGTTCGTTTAGCAGACACACAGACTGCTGAATTTATGGAACCCATTTTGAAAGATAAAGAATTTCAAGAATTCATCAGACAAAAATATGAGATTACATATGGAAACATTATGGGAGAAACTCCTGTTCTGGAAGAAGAAACCGAAGATGCTTGAAGAAGGTGTAGATTATGAATTCATCAACCTCAACGATTCTGAACTAACTGGTATTGGTATTCTCAAAGGAGAATATCAAGGTGTTGTTTATCATTATCATAAAGTAAGAGTCGTTGAGGAAGGTGACCTTGCTAGATTACAATTTGGGTATACGATTGTTAATCCTGGCAAACACGATATTGATTCATTGACAAGTGATGAAATTTTACATACAATGATGGGAGATGTACTCTCATCAATTCTATCGGCAAAAATAAATGAACAGACTAGAACAAACGATTCTAAAGAATCTGATTTATAATGAAGACTATGCACGTAAAGTATTACCATTCATTCAACCTGAATATTTTCAAGACAATACCGAAAAGATAGTATTCAAAGAAGTCTTCAGCTTCATCAATCAATACAAGAATCTTCCAACGCACGAAGCACTTGTAATTAATTTTACTGAAAAGAAAACACTGACTGAACCAGAGGTTCGTTCTGCTGTAGAACTTTTGAATAAAATAAATGAAGAAAAGAATGAACCCACAGAACTGAAATGGTTGACAGAACAGACTGAAAAGTTTTGCCAAGACAAAGCAATTTATAATGCAATCATGGAGTCTGTTGGCATCCTTGATAATAAAAATCACAAGAAATCAAAAGGTGAAATCCCTAAACTGTTGAGTGATGCGCTTGGTGTTTCTTTTGATAGTAATATCGGGCATGATTATATTAATGATGTAGATGCTCGTTATGAATCGTATCATCGTGTAGAGTCTCGCGTTAAATTTGATTTGGATCTATTCAATAAAATTACCAAAGGCGGGTTGCCAGTAAAGACTTTGAATATTGCACTTGCAGGTACTGGTGTTGGTAAATCTTTGTTTATGTGTCACGTTGCTGCGTCTTGTATCAGTCAAGGTCTGAATGTTCTATACATCACGATGGAAATGGCTGAAGAAAAGATTGCAGAACGTATTGATGCTAATCTTTTGAATGTATCATTGAGTGAGTTGCACACATTATCTAAACCTGATTATGATCGCAAGTTTGAACACCTTCGTTCTAAGACACAAGGTAAACTAATCATCAAAGAATATCCAACTGCATCTGCATCGGTTCTACACTTTCGTGCTTTGTTAAATGATCTAGCACTAAAGAAAAGTTTTAAGCCAGATATTATCTTTGTTGATTATCTAAACATCTGTTGTTCTGCAAGAATCAAACCAGGTGCAAGTGTCAACAGTTATACTTACATTAAATCTATCGCCGAAGAACTTCGTGGTTTGGCTGTTGAGAATAATCTACCAATCGTTTCTGCAACACAAACAACAAGAAGTGGCTTTACTTCTTCTGATCCGGGTCTTGAAGATACTTCTGAATCGTTTGGCTTGCCAGCCACAGCCGACTTTATGTTTGCGTTAATTGCTAACGAACAGTTAGATGGATTGAATCAGATCATGGTCAAACAGTTGAAGAATCGCTATAATGATCCATCATATTATAAAAGATTTGTTGTAGGTATTGACAGAGCCAAGATGAGACTGTATGATGCAGAAGTATCTGCACAATCTGGTCTAGCCGATGCGGGGCAAGATGATGACGGACCTATCAACACATTTGGAAATAGAGAACGAAAGTTTAGCAAGAACTTTGAGGGTATTAAAGTCTGAAAGCATAAATACTCCAATCAATTGGAGATTTAAATGGCCTCTTTCAACAAAGGTGATGTTTCAGAAGGAATTCTTGCTGCTGCAATAACAGCCAGATTTCAAGCTAAAACGAAAAGAATTAGCAATGATGATGTTTTAAATTTGATAAAAAAACTTGGTAAACCAAGCAAATTTAAAAATTTTATGTTGATAGAAAAAACATTTGATTCTCCAAACAAAAACTTAAAAATTATTGATGAAGTTATTTGTAAAATAACTCTTGCTGAAATTAACATGAATGCTCTTTTAAACGCAAAAACATATACTGATAAAGAAATAAAAGAACTCGTTACTGCTGCTGTTGCATATGCTAATGGTACTAACATCATGGAATGGGCTGACATGATGTATAACAACAATCAAAAAAATAAAATAGAAGTTAAATCAGAAGGACTTTTAGATCAAACTGGCACTAAAGTAGATTTGCGCGTCATTATTGATGGAACGCAAGCAGGTGTTGGGGTCAGTCTAAAAGCAGGAGATGTAAAACAATTTGGACAAGTTGGAGGAGCAACATCTAATGCGATGAATGAATTTTTTAATCCTTTAGGAGTAAAATTTTCATCCAAAAATTTAAAAGATTTTGAAACTCTTGTATCACAAAAAGAAGTTACAGAAGCATTATGTTTAGCATATAAAGAAGCATATAAACAAATAAAAGAACTTATTAAATCAGATTCTTTAGCATTTAAGAAAAACATATCCAATTTTATGAAATTTCACGCAACAAGAAATGAACCTAATGTTGCACTTGTTCAACTTTCAAAGAATGAAGCTAATGTATATAATTTTGACAATATACAAAAAAAATTAAAAGGAATTGAACTTGATGTGGTTTATTCAGAAGCAGGAACTGATGTTGTTAAAGGTAAAAAAATTCCTCAATTAAAAATTATTAGTCCAACATTAACAAAAGACAATATTTTATTACAACTGAGAAACAAACTTGAAGGTAACAGAGTAAACTCAAAAGGAAAAAAAGTTGGCCTTACTGTTAGAAACTATGTAGAGAAGGGTCATCTAACAACACAATTATTGGCAGAAACACAAAAATGAAATTCTCAGAATACATAACCGAAGCAAAAGAAGGAAAGAATGTTCATCTTGAACACCTAGAAGATGAGGTTCTTAATGATGGTGTTGTTGGCACTCGCGCAGCAATTAACTTTCTACAATCTCTACGCGATATGCTTGCAGGTCATTCACAATCAAAAGTAAATCTAACAACAAAATGGGATGGTGCACCTGCTGTATTTTGCGGCATCAATCCTGAGAACGGTAAATTCTTTGTCGCAACTAAAGGTATCTTCAACAAGAATGCAAAGTTGAATTATACTGATGCAGATATTGATGAAAATCATCCATCAGAAGGACTGAACGCAAAACTTAAAGTTGCTTTGCGTTATTTACCTAAACTAGGTATCACAGGCATCTTGCAAGGTGATATGATGTTCTCTAAAGGTGATTTGAAGAATGAAACGATTGACGGTGTTGACTACATTACATTTAAACCAAACACCATTGTATATGCAGTTCCAGCAAATTCTAAATTAGCATTTATGATGGGTGCAGCACAAATGGGTATTGTGTTTCATACTTCATATACTGGCAAAACAATTGAAGATTTGAAAGCATCATTCAATATAGATATTAATAATCTTACAACAACAAAAGATGTTTGGTTTCGTGATGCATACTTTGTTGATGCATCAGGTACAGTTACGTTCACTGAAGAAGAAACGAAACAAATTACTAGAATTATTTCAAACGTAGGTGGATTATTTAAATCTGCAAACCCGATGGTGATGAACAAAATATCAGCAAGTGAAACCATTTTATCTTATATCAAAACTTTCAACAACACAAAAGTTCGTGAAGGGCAAGCAATCAAAAATACAGCACTTCATACACGCGAGTTGATTAATTGGGTTGAAGCAAAGTTGAACAAAGAAATTCTTGCAGTGAAGATGGAAAACACCAAGAAGAAAAAGCAACAAGAGAAGACGGAGATAATGCGTTTCTACCGTAATAATGCAGCAGAACTCAAAAAGATTTTTGATATTCAGAATGGTTTAGTTGAAGCTAAGAACATGATTATCAAAAAGCTGCAACAGATGCGACAGGTAACAAATACATTCATTCAAACAGAAGATGGTTTCAGAGTATCAAATCCTGAAGGTTTTGTTGCTGTAGATAAAATTAAAGGCAACGCAGTTAAGTTAGTTGATAGACTAGAATTTTCACACGATAACTTTAATGCCGCAAAAAACTGGAGTAAGTAATGGCATATGATCTAAATAAAATATTAGCAGAATATGGAGACAATGATTTTGGATTCTCTGCTGTTTCAGAAGAAGAGTATAATGCAGTTATTGCTGAGAAAGATGAAACAGTTGAAGAATATAAGGCAAGACTACATCAAGTAGAAAAGATTATTATGCCGTTCCTATCTAATCTTTTGAAAACAGCAGACAAGCCTTATATTAATTGGCCAAATAGAAAACCAATTCTTGAAGCACAGATACAAAAGATTCTCACATTAACAAGAGGATAATATGCCAAAGAATATTAAGCCTGACATTCTACCTAAATCGGGTGCAGGACAAGATGGAACAGATACATTAGTGAATTCGTATAAGAAAGATACGCCTGGTTATGAGCAGCAAGTAAAAAAGAAACCAGTATCTTTTAAAGGATATATTCAAAAGAAGCAATAAATTACTGGAGTCGTTATGAAAGACATTGTGGTTGGTTGTATTACTGGTTATGATTTTGATAAGATTAAGCCTTGGGTTAACTCTCTAGATCGGTGTGGTTTCACTGGCACCAAGGCAATGATCTGTTATAATGTAGGTTATGATACCCTTGAAGAGTTAGTCAAACGAAATTATACCATTCTTGCATTCAAAAAGAATGACGAAAAAAACCGTGTGGAGTACAGAGATGATTTTTCAATCGTTGTTGAAAGATTTCTTCATCTTTGGTACCTTCTAAAATCATTTAAGGGTGAATATCGTTACATCGTTACTACGGATGTAAAAGATGTTATATTTCAAAGAAACCCTATTACTTGGTTAGAAACTTACCTTGGTTACAAACAAATCAATGTAGCATCAGAATCTATTCGCTATGAAGATGAAGATTGGGGTAATAACAATCTAATGAAGTCATTTGGTCCTTTGATTCACGATCATAACAAACAAAACACAATCTGTAATGCAGGTACAATATCAGGTAGATTTGATACAATGCTTGATTTGTTCTTAAACATCTATATGCTCTGCAATAGTACGACACACTACATTGAAGGTGGTGGTGGTCCAGACCAAGCAGCATTGAATGTATTGTTGAACATGAAACCGTACAAAGAGATTACTAATTTTGCAATGTCCGAAGATGGGTACGCTGCACAGTTAGGTACAACTGGTCCTCAGATCGCAGGTAAATATGGCAGCAGACTACTTGAAAAGTCTCCAATTTTAGTAGATAATACTGTATGCACATCAACAGGCGTTCCGTTTGCGATGGTACATCAGTATGATAGAGTACCTGAATGGAAAAACATTATAGAGAAAAAATATGAGTGATTTTATTATTGATACAACTAATGGATTGATGCGTGAAGGAAATGCATGTCGTGATCCTTATGACCATCTAGGTGCAATTGAATGGGTTGACAAACAAATTGAATTCGCAGAACGCGAAAACTTTGTTTCAGGCATCGGTTTGATTCCTTTTATTAAAGAACTGCAAGGTGATTTGGTTGGTTGTGAGATTGGTGTCTGTCATGGCTTCACTACTGAAGCATTCGCAAACAGTATTCCAAACATCAAGAAATTATATGCAATTGATAATTATCCTGCATATGTTGATTGGGATGGCACACGAATAACTAGAGAACGCCAAGATGAAATTAAACGTAGATGTTTTGAGCGTATCTCTAAGTTTCCTTGTATTGAAATTTCATATGATTCTAGTGATGAATTTCATAGTAAACTTGAAGACAATTCTTTAGACTTTATTTTTGTTGATGGAGATCACAGTTACAACGCAGCATATAAAGACTTTGTAAACTATTTACCTAAAGTTAAAAAAGGTGGTGTGTTTGCAGGACATGATATCTATTTGAATTCTGTACAACAAGCAATCAAAGATGCACTTGGCGAAAAAGCCAGAGAAGTTAGAACTGTAGAAAATAATGCTTGGTTTATTATTGTATGAAACACAAAAAAATTATTGTATGGGGTGCCAAACCTGACACCGGACATACTCACGCATTCGTACATCATGCAATCGTTAGAGCAGCAGAATATCTTTCACTGCCAGTTTACTGGTTAGATAATCGTGATAATATGCCCGAAGAATTCTTTGATGATTCTTTAATCATCTCAGAACAGTGGCTAGTATTTAGAAATGGAATGAGCAATCATCTTCCACTTAGAAAATCATCCACATATATTATCAACTATCTTGGTAATAAAGGACCAGTTGAAGGTAATCCTGGAGCATCAATGTACTTTGAGAAAGTTGGAAAGTTAATTGACTTTCGTTTTGCCTGTAATTGGGGTGTAAACGGAGTTGTTGACAAGAACTGGTCGTATACTTTTGAAAAAGAAAAATATACACAAATCAGTGAAACATCTTATTACGAAGATGCACCTGACTATGGAAGATTCTATTCTATTTGGGCTACTGATTTGCTTCCAAACGAAATAAACTTTGAAGACAGATTCACACCATTTAAAGAACCAAAGTATGCATCTTTTGGTGGATCTATTTCAGAAGGTTGGCAAGGTAAAGAAGATGGTAACAAACCTTATGTCTTAGAGTTTGCAAAAGAATGTGACAAACATAAAATTCCATTCTATCACAATAATCCACATCAAAATCCATTAACAACCGAACAGTTAAAAGATTTCGTTTTAAAATCTTATTTGCCGTTTGAAGTAAGACCGTTGAGTCATTTGCGTAATGGCTATATGTCTTGTCGTTCTATTAAAAATGTTAGTTATGGATGTTTGGGTATCACTAACTCAAAAGCAGCATATGATTTCTTTGATGGTGAGATTGCATATGCAGAAAACACTGCCGATTTATTCTATGTTGCTAAAGAGATGCAAGAGAATCCAAAGACCAAAGATTTAATTTTAAACCAAATGAAGAAAGTAAAAGACAAGCATACATATGTCAATAGACTTAATGATATGATTGCTGTGAGTGAGTTATGAAAAAAATTGCATTTATTACTGGCATCACCGGCATGGTGGGTTCTCATCTTGCCGATTATTTGATTTCTCATACAGATTGGAATGTTGTTGGACTTATTCGTTGGCGCAGCCCACTAGACAATATCAGAAATCTGATTGACCATGTAAACAACAAAGACAGAGTTCGTCTTGTCTATGGTGATTTAAATGATGATGCATCTATTCAAGCTGCATTTGTAGATGTACGCCCTGACTATGTTTTTCATCTAGCAGCACAGAGTTTTCCAAAGACAAGTTTTACTGCACCAATTGATACGATGAACACTAACATTCAAGGCACCGTGCGTGTACTTGAAGCGGTTCGTACTCATTGTCCTTGGGCGAGAGTTCATGTCTGTGCATCATCAGAAGTGTTTGGTCGTGTACCAAGAGAAAAACTTCCTATTGATGAAGAATGTTCATTTCATCCTGCATCACCGTATGCTATCTCAAAAGTAGGAACTGATCTCGTTGGTCGTTTTTATGCAGAAGCATATGACTTGAATATTATGACCACAAGAATGTTTACACATACAGGTCCTCGCCGCGGTGATGTATTTGCAGAATCTACATTTGCAAAACAGATTGCTATGATTGAAGCAGGATTAATTCCACCTGTTGTTAAAGTAGGCAATTTAAAGAGTCTTAGAACAATCGCAGATGTTCGTGATGCTGTTCGTGCATACTATATGTTAGTGACTGTGAATCCTATTCCAGGTTCTTATTATAATATTGGTGGTACTTACACTTGTGAGATTGGTGATGTATTGAACACACTTATCTCTATGTCAACAATGAAAGAGCAAATTAAGATTGAAGTTGATCCTGATCGTCTTCGCCCAATTGATGCTGACTTACAAGTTCCTAATACAAAGAAGTTTACAGATCATACAGGATGGAAGCCTGAAATCAAATATGAACAAACCATGTGGGATTTACTAAACTACTGGCGTGAAAGAGTAGCAGAGAATAAGGGTAAATTCTTAACTAGATAATTTAAAGG